GCACTACTATAGGCTTTATTTAGAGTTTTCCATGGATTTGTTTGCGAACCATCACCGTTAGTATCATCACCTGTAGGACTTATATACCAAGTAGCCATCTTTAAATTAAAACTCCTGTATCAATACATGGACTCGAGGGACTCAGATTAAAATCATAAGAATCCTCATCTACAAATAGAGGATCTAGATTTATTACACCTATTCCTGATGGTGAATTAGAAATATTGTTAAAGCAAGTATAAGAAGCCGAAGTATTTGAAATAGCAGCGGCATTACCATAAAGTATAGACCCTCCCTTATTACGAAATATGCAGTTTTTAACAATTAAAGTTGTTACATTATTTGTAGATGTTACATAAAAAAGAGAATATATTGGTTTTGTTGTTTCTTTAAAATAGAACGTAGAATTAAGTATATTCCAAGTTCCAGATGATCCCTCAGATCTCGTAGTGATTAAATGAGAGTTGTTTATAGATCCCGCTTCTTTGAAATCTACGAATAGACATTTGTCTATCGTAAGATCCAAAATATATTCGGAAGTATTTGTATTAACGCCGATTAACGCTTCTGCATTGTAAGAATTATCTACTGTTATAGTTATGTTTTGAAACATGCAATTTAATAAATTAATGGTATACGTGCCTTTTCCAGGATTATATAAACCTACAGCAAACAAATTATGATTCCCAGTAGATCCTTCTGTGATAATATTCTCAAATTTTACCCCGTCGAACGTCATTGATTTAGGGGCACCAAACCTGAAGTGCATAAAGTTATTATTTCCGTCGATTATAGCATGCCAAATCCCATTTGATGGGGGGTTTTGTGACCTAAATGTAAGATCCTTAGAATAAGGGTCTATATTTTCTCCACTATATGTTCCATCCATTAGAATAATTGTGTCGCCATCTGCGGCACTACTATAGGCTTTATTTAGAGTTTTCCATGGATTTGTTTGCGAACCATCACCGTTAGTATCATCACCTGTAGGACTTATATACCAAGTAGCCATCAGAATGAACCTCCATCAATTCTTCTTGGAGGCGGCAAAGCACCCATACTTGTTTTATATTCATTTACAAACGGTCTATTATTAGATGCCTTATTTACACTCATTCCACTCCAGACCTTTATGTCTTCAGCTACGGGTGCGTGTCTGAAATCTCCAGTCTCATAAGTCAGATCGTAAAGAAGAGTTTGCCATTTATTCCGCAGATATATTTCGAACGTATCAGGGTCTTTTGTTACATCTATTCTAATTGCCCCATTTTCTTTTGTAGAGTTCCCTTTTATGGCACAGTTATGAAGAGTTTTATCTGTAATATAATTTGCATGGTAACCGCTCCGTGAGCTATCTTGCAGATAACCTATATCAGGACTGCTCTTGTCTTCATAAAGCGGTATATCCGTTCTATACCATTTTGCTCCATCCCAGAAATAAAATCGCTTCGCATCTAGACCAGCAGGAACAGAAGCTGTATCCGTCGGAATTCCTATCGTTTTCACTGCCGGCGTCGCTGCCAGAATATTTGCTTCTGTATCCACCATAATCGCCATTACACCCGCCTGCTCCTTCGTAGCACTGGCAAAAGCACCGCTAGTAACATAAATCACATTCCCATCAGAACCAGGAGCAAGCTGTGTCAGGTTTGATCCTGTAGCATCCGCAACCTGAATGGCATTTGCAGTAAGCGAAGATGGCGTATCCGTTAAATCCACATATTTTGATGTACCGCCTCCCCCACCTCCAGGGCTACCACCACCAGCAAGATTTACTACATGAGTTTCGCCTTCAAAACGGATAATAAGTTTTATTGTACCGTCTGGTTCCTTAAATACTCCTAATTCACCTTCTTTGATATTAGCAGGCGAATTAAGGTCTTTCGACTGAAACTTTTTTACGCTTCTGGCTTCTTCCAGTCTTTTTTCGACATATTTGAAAAAAGAAAGGAGTTCATTTTCTATTTTTTTAAATTCTGGCGGTAATTTAACTGCAAAACCCATTTTCCGATCATCTCCTCTTTAATGCTCTGCCAGCCAATTCCAGAAAATCTATTTCAGTATCGGCATTTGTAGATGCTTGCGTAGTCAATTCAATCTGAATTCTATCGCTCTCAAACGAAACAGGTACATCAATATGCTTTTCCTCTGTTGTCGGAAGAAGATAAATAGTTTCCCTTGGTTGAACCGATGATTTCTCCACATCATACAATTTTACTGTAATACTATCACTGGATTTATAGCTTGCACGGAAACGCCTTGGTCTTATTCTGGAACTATCGATATGCCCAGATTTCCACAGCAGCGATGTTGAATTGGTCTGACTATCAGAATCGATTTCATAGATAGATGAACTCGTTGCTCCAAATAATTCATTATCCGGCGTATTAGCAAAATAAACCCATGTCACACCATCGTTTGCCGTCTTCCAGTTTTTATATATTGTATCGAAAATATATGTTGTCCTGGAAACATAAATATAAAACTGTCTTCTTGTCATGTTAACGGCCGTTATAGCGTTTTGTCTGTTGCTTAAGCTGATATTCTGCCAATCCTTTTTTATAGGAATACCAATATCAATAACCTCTGAACCGTTGAAGGCATAAATAGAGTCTTTGCTGCAAAAGTATACAATATTTTCAATAACTTGCACTCCTCTCTGTGATATAAGCCCCTTCTTCTGAAAATGTTCCTTTATGAAGCTGTTTTGTCCATCCAGTGAAACAATAGCAAAAGCATTCTCTCCAAACACAATAAGAAAATTCAAATAAGGCACGATGGACTGAATATCATAGATACCTACTTCTCTAAAGCGGAGCCACAAAGAAATAGGCAATACAGCTGGCATGAGATTGTTCCCAACAAGAGCTCCAGATTGCGGAGATATAAAAATCGTATCATCATATTTTTTATCGGCATATACAGGGCCAACAGCCCAATTGCCCGTAGTACCGTCAGCAAATTTACCGTTTGCTCCTGTTTTCTGTATGCTAAACCCCGCATTAAGCGTTCGTTCAAGCTGTTGAGCTATGGCCCACTCTCTACCAGTAATTCTTTCCGTTCTGGTATAAGACACTGTCCCCGACCAGCCAGAATCGATATCGATCTCTTTAACCTGATAAAATGGAGTCGTCAGCTTTATCTTTCCTGCTGAATTGGGAAGCCCCATAGCCATATAAAGGAGTATTTTTTTTATCCTCCTATTAAATATCGATGTTTCTTTTGCCGTCGGGAACGTCTCCGAATATTCATCCTGTCTGAGATAAGCATTTTCAGGATAAACACTGAATGCCACATCTACAGAATTATCCGTTCCCGTTAGTTGCGTCGCGGTTGCAGTGAAATCACTGCTTTCATCAAAGTATAAATTTGTTTCCTGAAAGCCGTCCAACAATCCAGTCACAAACCACACCGCATGTGTCTGCACACCGGCTATATAAGGCAAACCGTCTGATTCTCCGGTATTTACTGTAAAAGCTGTAGGATCATCAAGCCAGTCAGGGTTATTGCCATCCGCTCTCATTAGCGGGAACGGCGGCAAATGATCAAAGTGAAACCCAAGATAATCCCAATTAGAATCATTAAAATAGCCCTGTGGTGTTGTCGCATCTTTACCAATAAACCCAAGCCAGAGGTCAGGACCGTCATCAACCGAATGATTATGCCCTGTATAAATATATACATGTTGCCCAACCGTCTTAAAAACAGGCAAATCATCTACTTTATAATGAGGATTGGGCGTAGCATTACCAGACACGGGTATAATCGATTCCCTAAAAACAGGAAACCTAAATAAAATCACATTTTCTCCGGTCGCACCTGCGAATGTCGTCCCTCTAATCGTAACCTCCGCCGTGCTGCCTTTATAATCCAGTACATATCCGTTTAATGAATTTTCCAGATTAACGGCAAACCATTTGTTGTAGTAATCATCAAGATTACTAACATCTGCTGTATTCAACGTAAAGACAACCGACGATGTTATAGATTGGATTTTAGACGAAACAAATTCCGTCAATTCCTGAAAAGCGCTGATAGCCTGCCATGTCACCGTACCGTCCGTTACCGTATTTCCTATCGTTGTCGGCCAGGACGGTTCTGACGATCCGCTGTTTCCTGCCGTTTTGCAGTAGTAAGCAAGCCCTGTTTCGTTGCCTATAGTGGGCATAACAATATCACCCACAGAATATGATGTTGATGCCTGCCAGACCGTATCTGTCCACTTGGCATTCTGGTAAAACGGATAAAGATAGAATCTATCCCGTCCTCCATTATCTCCAAATAAAATAATCAAATCTTTCTGTGACGGAATTGTTACCCGCCAGACATGAAAAGCTTCCAGTGTCAGTCCAGAAGGTAGTGTAGGAATGGGCCTGCCGTTAAGTTTTGCAGCACCGTAACCTCTGGATTTAAGCAATCTGCCAAGCTCATCAAAGCGGCAGTTTTCCGCCTTAACCGCTCTACCGAGTTCAAGATCAGTAGGCGAATACGTTGTATTTAAACCCCGATCAAAGCGCTCTATTTTTATGGATTCAAAATTACCCATTTATCTGCTGATGATTCTGTCGTCATAAAAGCTTGCAATGATTCGCAGTGTAACAGCAGCAGTAAGTTTGTTCCCGCTTATACCTTCTACCGTTACATAAAACCAGCTTCCAGGAGGCATATCCGCATTTGATCCCAGATAATACCACACCGGATTTTGCGTTGTAATATCCACAGAATCAATAGCAGCATAATAACCAAAAGGAGGCGGTAAATCACTTTCGTTTTTTCTGGAGAAAAACTCGCTTTTGGCGCCGAAATAAAATTTAACCCGCAGTCCCACTGAATCGGTGGTAGCATCATTGGCATCCAACAAAAAACCCATATAAGGCCACGTTCTGTAGGCAAAAGATGTGTCCTTTGCTGTGCCTTGAATGGAAAAAAGGCTGTCGCCCGTAACTTTTGGCTTTTTGTTAATGGCACCCACCAAAAGGCCGAACCCGCTCCCAATAGAATCCTGTTCCACTGTTGTTGTATTCTTTGTGTGGGGCTTAACAATAAACTGGGCATTGCTGTGCCTGTGATGCTGGCCGTAACTGCTGCTCCAGACCGTTAAAACTATTAAGGAGAAAATAATTCTTTTCAGCATGTCCTTTACTCCCAGCGGTATCGTTTAAGTTTCTTGTAAACATAGATTCCAATCAATAAACCAATGAGAATAGAAACTGGAAAACTACTTTCTTTATTGGTAAAATAGAAGTCTTCTTTCAACTCTTTTGGGCTGTCGATCCCTTCATCAGTATAAATAGAAAACACAGTAAATGTAATGGAAATACTATCGGGATCAGTACTATCAACTTCGTAATAAACTTTATAGCCATTGGTAACATTGCTTCTTTCGATTGGTACTTGTGCGGCGACAAGCTGCATAACAATTAGAAGCAAAAACCCGAATACAGACATTATTCCCTCCTCTCTCCGTTTATGGCTATTTTTTCCAGGATACTTGTATGGTGGCCGAGAACAGTTCTGATTTCTGTCAGTACCCGTAAGTTTCCTTCATTAAGAGTAATCAGCTTTTCTATGGATTTGTTGGTATTTTCTGTTCCAAAACCAAAGCTCTCTGGAGCTTCGTGCATCTGAACAAGCCTTTGTGACAGCTTATGAACTTCTTTAATTTTTTCGTCTACTTTTTCTATTTTTTCCTCATGAATGGATAACTTGTCAGTGATGGCTTCCATTGTTTTGGCCATACGGATCATATTTTTCACATACCACGACAGCGCAAAACCGATAACGGATATCGCAGCCCACTGTACAATTCCTTGATCCAGAATAATCTGACTCTGAAACATAAGATGCAGCCCTCGGTTGAATTATCTGAGTGGTTTATCGGAACCATAGAACCAGTCTATATTAGCCGAAACATAATCATACGTAATCGTAAAAAGAAGATAGAAAACCAGAGCGCCTACTATAATTCCAGCAAGACCCCATACGAGTTTTTCAAATTTTCCTTCCGGAATTTTGTCATTTTTCCAATAATGTCTAAAAATAACAAGATAAGTAATGCTTGCTGGTATATCTCTCGTCAGCCAGAAGAGAACATGAAGCGCCAGCCAGCCTACAAAAGGCTTTCTGTTAACAAGGGCATTATTCGCCGCATCCCACACAAAGAACCACGACCACCACAAAAGCCATGCAAAGTATATGGTAAGATATGTGCGGCCACGTTTAAACAGCGAACCAATAGACGTTTCGATTGACTGAAATAGTTTATTCACTGACTCCAAACCACATTAAGGCTTATCTAATTAGATGTTTTATCTACTCTTTGAACGAGATAAAATAGCTCATCCAGTCTCACACGCATGTCACTATTATCACCAGTCAATGCAGATATAGTTATCCCAAACAGCTCGCTTTGTGTGGTTGGTATATTAGTGGTTATTGTTGCAACACTATTTCCGTCAATAAAAAACTTTGCCTCTTTATCGTCATAGACTATTTCAAACCAATGCCACTTCAAATGATCAGACACTCCAGTATCAACAGACGTGACTGATCCACCTTTTGACGTTTTTACAAACCAATTTGTTTGTGCGTTATTTGTTCTGTTATCCATCTCAAACCAGAGCCCATCAGTTATGGCGCCGCTCGGCGATGTAGCATCCCCCAAACCTATTCTAACGAAATCACTATCAGGAGCACTTGCAACCATTGCTCTAACCGCAAATACTTGTTTTATTCCCAAATTCCCTAGAGCTTCGTACTGAGTTCTTACTATTGAGCCCCCTCCAGACGTTGTGCCTGTTATCAACAATACTACTCCAACAGCATTAGCATCCAGGTATGACCAAACGGAAAACAAGCCCCCCGATACAGATATACCTCTCAATCCATAGCCTATCTGCCCATCTACTCCCTGCCCATATATAAAAGGCTCATGTATTAATATCTGATATTTCGGATTAAAAACGTCCACGTTTTTCTTTGAGCTATATGGACCGTAAGTTGTTGCTCCCCTGAATGATTTAAATACCGTGTTTTGCGCATTAGCATTGATGCAAAACAGAAGTAATACTATCAAAAAAATTTTCATATTAAACTCCCTATTTTAATATTTTTTACCACTGTGTCGCATAAACCGGCACATATCCGATAAGATTACCAGACTTATTATAGATAGGCAGTGCATAAGCAGTGGCTCCGCTTGGAGTATTAGTATTTGTTATTGCACTGACTCGCAAAGAATCAGTTTGTAGTGACGTCCCAACATAAGCATTGCCCATTGTTATAAAACCATTCTGTGACACTAAAAGACCAGAAGGTGTTGCATATATAGCTGCTTGTACTCCAGATTCTCCTTCACGAAACAAAACCCTTCCATCACTTCTAATCCTTATAGATTTATAGTTTAAATCCTTTGGTTGCACATATAGATAATCCTTTGCTGAGGAACTATCTATTCGTGTAAATTTTATAACCTTGAAATCACTCGTGTCAGTAAACGTAAATCTTGCCTCATTAGAGACATTCCATTCCGAAAAATTCTCGCCAGACCCTATAAAGACATTTCCTAACATCATTACCATAGTATTGCTATCCAAAACGGAACCAAATAAACTATCAGATTCGGTTTGTCCAGAACTATTAAATGAGTTTGCTACAAAATTAACCCCAATAGAATTCGATATTTCAAATGCAGGATGATTGACAATAGCAGCAAAATCATTTTGAAAAAAAGATACATTAGACGCTTTTACTATCTTTACAATTGGTCCAGATGCTGGACTCCATGCAAACCTGCACTGGGATATACTCAAATTCTCAAGACTATCAGCATAAATAAATGGCGAAGTTGGATTGTATGCTGATCTACTGGTAGCATCACCCCATCCGTGAAATTTGCTTTGAATAATATAAAAGCCATGATCCAACCCTCCTCCATTTTCGCCAAGAATGCTTAAATGCCCTCCTCTACCGTTCTCAAAAGTGACATCAATTATTCTTACATTATTAGCATTATCTCCTGTACCGCTGGTTATAGTTAACCCAGCCTTGGTCGAATCTCCATCGCTTCCACAACGATCAAACCTACCATTAGCAATAAGAATATCCCATGGCTGAACTATTCTAACTGCCGGCCCAGTAACATCTTCAAAATTGAAATCCCTAATAACAGATTTACCAAAATAGGAAGCATATATATAAGGACTGGTAAACGACGATGTGCCATCAAATCGTATTCCAGAAATCACTATTTGTTCTATCCTATTGCTCTTATCTATTCCATATAATGCAAAAACAGTATCATCGACCGTTCTATTAAACAAAGTATTAAATTTATTCCCAATAATTGATAAACTGTCATTGTATACCCTTATCGTAGAATTAATATCATAATCCCATCCACCCAATAAAATATTACCCTTGCCAACGATAGAATTAACTGCATACTGTACTGACGCAGAACTAGAGCTACCAAACCACTCCGGCCTTACATAGTCAACGCTGCCAGGGGCAAACTCCAAAGAATCCAGATTCCCCTCAAAAACTTGAATCGGACCCGGATCGATAAAATGTCCTTCTATACGGAACTTTCTTGTTATCTTGATCCGCCCTCCTTGCCTTACAAATAGGGATGCTGTTTTAGGGAGAGTATCTGGTGCTGTTTCGGCAATGCTTTGTCTTGATGCAACAATAACCATTGCTGTATCGGCCGCAGCCGTATCAATCGCCGCTGCCAGAGAAGCAAACGACGTTGCATCATAACCAAACTGCTTCATCGTCTGCACAATATTGTAAATATGCCGATTGTACTGATCGAACAGAACAGAATCCAAAACAGTAGCATCATCTTTTACGACTACTATCTCACCGACACTTTTTCCCCACAAATTCTTCAAATAAGTGCCTGATTGGGGATAAACATTACTGGCAATCACCAAAAATAAAATTACGGCTACAGTCTGTTTCTTATTCAGAACCATCATAATCCCGTTTAATTGACAGCACTTCTCTTTAAACCACGCCGTCTATGCGGCCATTTTATTAGATTTCCGTACTGTGCTATAATGTTATCGATGTCAGCATATTCACCGTTTGTTCCCAGGGCATAAACGGTGAAGTCCATATATTCTATATTGGCAGCATTGGAGCCATCTGCCCGGAATCCAAACAGCGTTGATGTATTATTCAATGTTGTTGTGTAGTTCAACGATTTGGAATCCCCGCCGGAAGCTACAGGAACCACCACATTGACGCTGATCGTATCATTAAATGCCTGCGCTGAAATCAGCGAAGTTCCCTGTACCTGTTCTGTTATATCTGCTGAAGCGACTTGATTAAAGGTTCCGTTAAGTCCCCCTGTATATTCCCATATACGGACGTATTGCAAAGTTCCTGTATCATGGTATCCAACCATAACAAACGAACTATCCTGCGTATTGAAACGAAGAACGAGAAAGGCACTTTCCGGAGTTGTATCACGGTTGATTGCCACCTCAATCAGAACGTTCTTTTTGCCGGCATCGGTATAAGCAATTGTGCCAATGGCACCGCTTCCGACAGTAGCAGCTCTGATACGTCTTTGATTGTCGCCGCTCAACTCCCATGAACCGTTTACAACATTCCATCCGTTTCCTATTTCTGGTGTTACACTTGTAAAATTTGTACCGGCAGCACCTTTACCGCTGGTATAATGAATGGGATAAAGATGAGTTAATTTATTGGACTTGCCCACAAGAATCTCATCAATGCGAACATGACCGCACTGGGAGCAGGAATTACCTGTAGAATTCAAAAGGAGAGTTAAATTGGAGAACTTTCTTTTCGATGACCCAAAAACAAACCAGTTATTGGATATTCTCTTCTTTCTCAAGAAAAACAATGCTCCGCTTGGGTACTTTGCGGAATCTTTTCCCGCATAATACGGCGCCCAGTGCTCTCCTGATGTAGTGTCTTTATGTCCGTAGGCAATAAAAATTTCAGTTGTATCATTTATTATAGGGCTGTCCAGAACGGGAAAATTTAAAAATCTCGAGGACCAATTGGAAAACTGCGGATCGTCAACAATAAAGATTGTCTTATTAATATCCCCTCCTTGAAATCCAAAACCAAGAGCTCTTAAGGAGCTATACAATCCTGTATCGGAAGCATCTGACAACCCGAAAATAATCTGCGGATTTGACGACTCACCAACTGTATTATTGGTTTGCACATTAACGAGCTTTGCATACATAAACAGCCCTGGTTGCCATGCGATGCTTTCCCTTGCTTTGAAATAGAGTTCACCGCTTGTTGTCGTGGCGGCTACAATATTATTAAACCACCCGGATTGTGTATACATCTGACCATCGAGAATCGTCACATCTAACGTATCCGATCCCTCGATCCAGAGGTTCGTCATGGGATTGGCGTCGGTGGTGAATTTAAAATTCTCAATCTGTGCATGACCACCAACAGACCAGACCATAACGAGTATTGTAAGAATTGCGTATCTCATCACTTAAAATAAAAAACAGCTCCGTGAAATATAACGTCACCAGATTCATTATTGGGAATAGAGGTATCTCTTAACAGTCGCCAGATAACCTCATCGCCAGCCGATAAATTAGAAAAAGTTCCCGATATTTTCAGTCTCGTTGATGTATTTGCCGAAGTTCCTAAATCCACTGTATCAGCGAGTGTATTGGATAATCCGCCGCCTGTAGATTCTCCAAACGTTCTTGCGTAATAGCTCATTTGAAAAGACACGCTGTCACCTGCCGTGCTCGTCGTAGAAACAATTACTTCTACCGAATCCATAGAAGTAAACCAATTCGGCAGCCTCATCTTTAGAAAGAGCTGTTCATTTGTTGTTCCGTCGAAAAGATAAACTTCCTCTCTCAAATCAATCGTGTCAAGATCAGCGCCATAAAGAGAAGGAGGAAACCACGCTACAGCATCATAATATGGAGCCTCGTTCCTCCTGACATATCCGTCCTTTCGGAATGTCACCATCTCCACATTACCTGTAGCATCTTTTAGCTTCAATTGATCGTTATCGTCGTTATCGATATACAGCCCATAAACCTGAACCGGCGTTGTACCGCTCATTACCGCCAGTAGAATCATTGGGTCTTGTGTTGTGCTGTTTCTCTGAAAATAAACCGACCCACCTTGAAAACGGAACAATTTGCTATATAAATAAAACTGTGTCCCACGAAAATCCAGAACCTCAATGACAGAATCAGCATTGGAGCCGTCAAATGTAAATGTCGAGTCCGTTGAATAACCAGGAGGCAAAACCAGAACCCAATTAGAATCCCTTGCCGCTTTTAAAGCGTTACTCAGTGAGCCGCCGTAGTCATAAGGCGTCACTCCTCTTGCAAGAATAGCCTGCGACAGAGCCAGATGCTGACCACCGATTCTCGTAATAAAGAAACTGGAGTCCATCTTTGTGCCGTGCTTCGCCGAAGCAACAGTACTCGAGTCCTTGCCGATAAACCTTCCCAGATGCCCCTGGCCGTAGCCAAATTCGCCAAAAATAAATAAAAGTAACAGAGTACAATAAACAAACTTCATTGGGTTTTCTGATATGTTACGGGAGATGTCCAATCCTGTGCCTGAACATAAACGTACTTATCAATGACTCTTCCGACATAAGCCTCCGGACCACCGACAACAGCATCCGTATCCCCGACAGAAATCATACCGCCTGTAGACAGATCAACCTGTGCATATTGCCTCTGATATACAAGAGTTTCATAAATGGTACCGCTGTTAAGCGTAGTCTGGCCTGCCTTTACCCTGCCGGCAACAGCTTCACCGGCTCTGATGCTGCCTGCTTTAATTTTAGCCATTACTGCCTCACGGTTAAGTTCCTTACAGGCGGAACAATGGATTTCCACTCAAATGCATCGCTATAGATAATATCACTTCCGCTGTCTCCGATAAAAACCTGCACCCCAATCCGGTAAATACCACTTTTGTTCGGATATACAACTGTTATTTTGTTTCCGTCTACTTTGTATTTTGGTATAAGAATTCTTCTGTTTCTCACATCTTCCAGAAAGACTTTAACGGTAATCCCGTTCAGATCAAAATCATAATCGAACGTTACAGTCAGCGGTTTTGCTAAAAATGTTTTCAAGATTCACCACATATGTTTACACCAGCGCCTTGATAACGGTAGACTATGCAGTCTGGAACAGTTTTATCTCTTGAGGAGGGGCTAAAAAATTTCCCCAGATAAAGCTCTCACTTTTTACCCGTTCTGAAAAGATATTATTTTGCTTATCATAAGCCTCCACCTCAAAATGAAACTGTCCCGGCTTTTCAAACGGAGCCGCACAGGAAAAAGCTCCTCCTATAATCTGATCTCTTATTTGATTGGCAATTTGCACCGTTTCCGATGTTGTCTCATCAACACGGTACACATTGAAAACAATGGCGTCATCATCAGAAGCTGGATGAGACCATGATATGAGTATGGCCTTTTCCTCAAAGCGTCTCATTTCTCTACTTTCGTGGTTCCTACGCTTCCCTGATTGATAACAGCAATCCGTTCATCACGCAGGGATTTGTAGTATTCGTAGTTATTAAAGTCTTCACTGGCAAGAAATGCCCTTGCCGTTGCTCCGAGACATAATATATCAAACAGCCAATCCGGTGCATTAAGGTTCTGACTGCTGGAAATATCCGGCAGCTTGGGAATAATTGTATAAGTCACCGTAGCATTATCATTAGGCCGGTATTCCAGCCTTCCGTAAAGACCGCTGGAATCTACAGTAGAATCACCAGAAAAAATTGCAACATAGTTCTGACCTGAAACGGCCGGAATCCAGGGATCACTGGTAAAACGGTTTTTTTCATCCGGATTCAAAAGAGCAGCCACACGCCCGCCGATTTCCACGCTGATAATCTTTAAGGCGTCAACAGGAAGACTGGCGACACCCGACGTTCCAGGTGTTGATGTCTTTTTAACGATTTGAGCCAGCGCATCTCCGGAAAGATATGTCGGTACTGTCGCCAGTTCAGCATTGATCCAGTCTATGATAGCCGTATCCGTAAAGATGCCTTTATCAAAGACCTCATACGAAACACCGTTACCAACCTGAACCCCTGCTGTTTCGGCCAGTGTAAATGTTCCTGAAGAGCTGACAAAATCCGTAACCAGAATTTCCTTCTGCCGGGCTCCTGTTCCAGACAGCAAACGGAAATAACAGCCGTTAAAATAGTCGTCCACAAAACTCGAAGCCGAGCTGTCGACTACCGTTGTTCCGGACGAATTGCCCGCCGAAGTTGTTGTAGATTTTCTGTAACGGATTTTGTTGTGCTCAAACAAATTCTGCCTTACCGCTACAAGAAAATCAGATAATGTCTTCGCCATCAGTTGGGACTACTAAAATATCCGCTGTACCGTATGGGTGTAAACCGACTCATACGCCTGTTGGCTAAAGGCTTATAACGGCGCAGATCAATCTCATAAAGCTGCTTATACAGAGAAGGATCAACACCCGGAAGATGAACTGCCGTTATTTCCATTAGCTTCATCGAAATCAAGTCATGATAAAAATCCTTAAAATCCGGTATATCCCCGTCGTCCGTCATATCACTGGGAACAGGAATATAAAACACATCAAACCGCAATTCCGAACTCGGCACCGGATCAAAATAAATGATATTATCATCACTCACAGTATACCGCTCTGGCCTTCCCGTAGGCTGTAGAGTGCTGAACCGGCTTTCTATTTTAACAAGATGAGAATACGGGAAAGGCTCAAGCCGGTACCCCTGAAAGTTTTTGGTAACGTCTCTGCTGATCCACACTTCTTTTAACAGAAGCAGATCAGAAGGGAGCGTATAACTTCTCTGATTGGCGACGGTGTTGGAATAATGGTTCTCGGTAACGTCTTCAAGATCAATACGGACCAGTCTCTGGGCTCTGTTGCAGAGCTCATTAAGAAGGTCTTCTGGCATCAGTCGGTAACCTTCATTGGTCCATAACTGGAATTTATTCCGAACAATACCTTTAAGATGTTTACGTGTGAGAGCCATTATTTCCGGCCGGATTCATCAATAGATTTTTCTTTTTTCCCGGTAATCTCCTCAACCGTCACCTTATTCAGATAGAAATCGCCGTCGACTTCACCAAAAATTTCCATCAGGATAGTTTTGAGTGTTCCTACAAAGCCTTCACCTTCCGGGTCAAAATTTCTGGACGCCCACACAGGCGGCTCATAATCCAGGTGAATAGAGACACGGAACTTCCGAAAGTCTCTTTCATCGGCAATAAGAAACTCCGTCCCGTAACGGGGATGAGCCTTCAGTGCCTTAACGACACGCTCATCGTCGGTTTCAAACGTCGGTGAAAAAGACGCCGTATAAGCGGTATCGTCGTCCAGCTTAACAATAACTTGTCTTTTACCGCCGTGAACATTAACAAAAGTAGTCTTTTTAGCCATCGGTATTCTCCTCTTTAAGAGATAACCCCACAATATAGGTGCTGTTATCCTTGTTCTTACGGAGTTCTAAATAAGGAAACCTCTTCAGAATCCGAGATATCATCAAAACGGTAAACGGTTTATACCCTTTAGCATAGCTCCAGTTTTTGTAGACTTTATAGAACTCTTTAAGAGTAACAGTATCCGCTTTTGACACAGAACACATCTCATTAATAAACTCCGACATGGTATCGCTACCTTTTATCGGCTTTTGGCTTTTTTTTTCCTGTTCCTCGGAAACGGCTTTGTTCTGCTGTTCCAGTTTAGCCACCTGTGCTTTCAATTCATTAAAGGAACCTTCCTCACCAAAGTTAAGCCCGTATTCCTTCGCCTTTTTAACGGTCTCCACATAATCCTTTGCCGCCGGGTCAACATCCTGGATTCCCACCACGTCAATATCCGATTCCTCCATAAGCGAAAATACACGGTTATGAAGGGGGTGATTTTTCAGAGCATTAATCAGAACCGGATCATCTGTCTCAAATGTAGGGTCCATTGTGCAGAAGACAGAAACCGGTTTGTTGATAACCGTAGCAGGATTATGCGGATTCGGCACCTGTTCGTTGCCGATAATCGCCTGAACGCTGATCTTTCTTACGTTCGCCAGAAATTTTGCTTTTTTACCCATGTTGATTCCTCATTTTATTGATGGTGTTTAGATGTAAAGCTCCCCGGACTCTCCCCCGTGCCAGGGAGCACTTTTGTTTTTACGTTTAACGAGCATGGACCACCCGATCTGGAATGGTAATATAAACTTCAAGATCACCGGTGGTCGTGCTTTTGGCGCCGTTCTCCACCACCCGTAGCCGCAGAAACGGATAGGAACCTTTATTGGCAGAAGCCTGCTCGAAAACAGCAGCATCCGATGAAGCCCTACCGAGAGAATCAGCAGAACCCACCGTCAGCCATTCTGGAGCAGAAAAACCAGTGCCAGGTTTCACTTTCCCAGTCACCTGCCATTCCACTGTTACGCCAATGGTATCCTTCCCAGAACCGCTGGCCGGTGTAACAAACAGCGCCGAGATATAATTATCCGGGTCGCCCCAGATGGGAATACCAGCACCGTTACTGCCTAGATGCACCACAAAAGAGTCAGCAGCCGATGTTCTGGGCAGAACAGCCTTATACACGACGAAGTTTTTGTACTGTGCATGCTTCTTCGCCGTTACTGTCCCCACCGCAGCTTCCGCTTCAGCAAACACAACAGCAGACAGAAGAAGCAGCATCAGGGTTTTTACGTATTTCATATTTGACACTCCTCTATTTTTACGGTTTACGCCTTACGAGAAGATGAACAGACCGTGCACAGCCGGCTGGGCGGGTTCAAGAGCCGCCACTGTCCGGTAGGCATATCGTCTGACACGGATTTCATTGCGGGCCTGGGTGTTGCTCAAAAGATGCGTATCCATATTCTTACGGCCCGAAATGAAAGGACGGTACCGCACATAGTTGTGGTCTACAGCGATCATGTAGTCTTTATAGAAGCCTTTGCCACGCAGCGACTTGTCCCAGAAAAGATTCAGCACACCAAACGGTGTCCTGATCTTGGTAACGTTCAAGCCAAAGACAGTGGCTTCGTTCATAACCTGAACATTGGCGCCGGCTATAAACGACCCGGAACCCATCTTCGAGAAGAACGCCAGCACACTGGAACCGCAAATAGCCAGCTTGGCGTCCGTGCCCAGCGCAAACAGTTGTTCCATGTGATCAACAAACTGGTTGTAATCATAGGCATTATACGCCGGAGATACAACGCCTTCACCGTTCATCAGAAGAGAATCGTTGTCTTCGCAGAACGTAACGATTCCATAGGTTGTTCTCACGGTCTTGGCACCGCTGTTGATGCTCGGAAAGGTTACGGCCTTTTTGCTCAAAGCCGACAGAAGAAGGGCTCTGTTGATGCTGGCTTTGTGCTGCTTCAGGGTATTGGCAGCCAGTCTATTCCATTCATCCGGACCAAAGATGCCTTCGGCTTCGGCCACATCGGTCATTTCCCATGCATCCTCGAAGTCTTGGCAGTAGGTTTGATTGGCCGCCAGAACAGTGTTGACAGCAGGGCTGGCCGCAGAGCCGTCACCAGCGGCAGGGCCAATAACCTGAACACGGTCATTATCCGCAATATTGTTAGGAGAAGCGCTGACCGCCTCAATATCAATCTGATTCTGGCTGTCAACATTGGTAATCAGAAACAGCGTATCTTTTGCACCGCTCTGGTGAACAACACGGCACAAAAGACCAGGCCGCAAGAATCCCACGGCATTGCCGCTTCCGTCGTCAACAGCCAAGTTGTTGATCACACCGCTGGACCATGTGCCGGCCCCGGCGGCATAGAATTGATAATTGATCCAGGGCGGATCATCCGAAAAGTGTTTCGGTTCCATAGAATCCGTCGGCTTACGGGACAGCTTCAAGAGAAACGTAAGCCACGGAGTTTCTTGCTTTGCCAGTTCATAAACATCGGCAAAGTCGAGATTGTATTTCCTGCGATCAACCAGGAGCTGCTCAAGCCCCTTGGCGCCTGTCACAGGAGTGCCACCAGTTACGTAAGCCATTTGAACAACCTCCAACCTTGTTTGTTATCCACCTATACACAAAAACCGGTCTCCGTCTCATTCAAGGCTTGAAACATGACAGGCGCCTGAACAGAACAGAGACCACGGCTAATACAGCTCATCTTCAATTTTTGCTTGTTTGATAATCTCCGAAAACGGGCTTTCGATGGTCTCCTCAAATGAACTGGAACCACCGTCCACCGTCTTCGGAAGCTCCGAACGCAGAGACAACTGGTTAGCCGCCTCTTTTTCGAGTGTTTGTGAAACCTGCTTGGATGTCAGCTCCGAAAGATACTTCTGATAAGCATCCCAGGATTCCTTGACGCTGTTGAGTCCTTTAGCAGCACCATAGGCGACGGCCGCATAAACAGTGGCTTCGTCGTTACCCTGATCAACAAGCTGCTTGATCTCCTCCTGCGCCCGCCTTTCCATCTCCTTCTGCTGAATGGTCTGATGAATCGGATCGGCCAGCTTTTCGGCAAGCGCCTTCTGGAGCTCCGGATTCTTCTCAATAGCGTCCAGAATCCAATCCGGAGAAAGATCAGGCTTCACCGCACTCAAATGCTGCTCAAGTTCTTTTTTGAACATCTTGTAGGCTCCTTCAGGATCAAATTCAGAATTGTAATAATCCAAAAAGTTGCGGAACTGCTTTCCTTCTTCGGAATCGGGGTCAACACCAACACTGCGGATGGCTTCATCGGTCTCGTCCCGAGTAGCGTTCTCGGCTCCTCCTTTCGATTCCAGTTGCTCAAGAACTTGAGCCAGCTTGTCTTCAAGACTGGAAACAGCTTCCAGTCTTTCTTCAATGGTCTTAAATTTGTCAGCCAGTTCGGCGGTCTGTCCGATCTGATTTTTCAGAGCTCCGAGGTCACCGCTGAATTTTTTATACAGCTCATCATAGGCGTCAGCCAATCTGTCGGCGTCCAGTTTTCCATCCCTGGAAAAAACTTTCCTGGCATAAGATTCGCCTTTTTCCTCTTTTTGAGGAGGCTTTGGCGCCGAACGCACCTCTTTGAATTCATCGGAGGTATCCGGGAGCTCCTCCATCGTACCGCCCTGCTGAACTTTGGGATCGTCAGCCATGTTACCACTCCTTATGTTTCAGGCCCAAAAGGGTTACCCTGATTTTTTATTACGGGGGTTCTCAAGATGAGAATTATCCCCGCCATAAAAAAAGGCCGAACCAATCTCTTGAGAGTTTGATCCGGCCTTCCACGGATGTGTGGATCAGGCTTAATTGTTGTTGGTATTATAAGCTAGCTCCACCGTGAACCTTTCTTGTAAATAGAAACATTCACGGAAGCAATTTTGCCTTCATTAAAATTTACTTCAATCTTTCCAGTAAACGTATTCTCAAAGAACATCTTACAGTCTTCGATAACTTCCCCGACCCTGCGGTAATCCTCAACAATGCGCTGTAGTTCATTGATGTCGTATTTCATTCAGAAGACCATCTATAATTACCTTACCCGTTTACGCTTCTGCCCTTGCCCGTCATAACCCATATCCATATTATAAAAAGGAATTCCCTTCAAACGGAACATATGCGGATCATCGGTATTAACATCAAGATCAATCATTACCGTTCCGGAAGCTCTGTTATCAGACGGCCGCTTTGATTTCCGTCTATCAGGTTTTTCAATAGGTCCCATAATAATCATATGTTTCGGCATTCTAAACTCCTTATAAATTTAATTAATTTCAAGGAATTGCGGTTCCATTTTGCCCGCCACCGCCGGCAGCATTGACGGCTTTAGCCAATGTTTCAAGAGCTTTAAGTTCCTGTTCACCGCCTCTCTGGCCTTTGATGATTTCCTGTGCCTGCCTGACCCGCTCGGCCATAATAGAGGCGTTGGGAAGCCCGCTGTTCTCAATAAGCATATCAAGAATATAAACGCCGATATCAGGAATATTGCGTACAAGCTCAAGCATGGTAAGAAACGTCTGCTGCTGATTGGTCATGTCGGCATTGCTCAAGCGGAGTTCAATATCAAATTCTCCCTCCTCAAGCCTCGTCGGCCACGAGCCGATAATACCGTAGTACTGATCCAGAAGCCGTATTTCAGCAGGACTGCCGTTGACGAGAACAGCAAATTCAGGCTGTACATCGCCCTGTTCCCTCGCGACTTTCTCCAGAAAACCATACTGATCACGGGATATGCGAAAGAGCTTGTTGGCAGGAAAGAATTTTCGCATAAGGTGAAGGAGTTTGCGGTAGTGAAGTTTGATAGTGCGCTCAAAGTTATCGAGACCCGTTTGCAGACCAATAGCAGCCTGCGACCGTGCGGCATTAAACACCACACCGGAAGTGCTGGATTTCAACTGTCCCAGAAGAGTTTCTGTAATGCCGACTAAATCCTGAAGCTCTCTCATAGACATCTGATAAAGCTGCGCCATAGCCGCAACAGCACTATAGTAAGGACTGGTATCCTGAAACTTCACACCGTTAATGTCGCTAACCTTGTATGCACCGCCGACGGCACTCATGTGAGCAATATCCGTCTCCGACAGTCCCGATGTTTCATCATAAAAGATGAGCCCTTTAGGAGCTCTGCCAAAAAGGTTGCGCATATCCGACCGGTTGGCGTTGACTTCATCCTGCTGTGATCTCAATTGGTGTGTCATGGAGACATCCTGTCCCATAGCAAAGTAAGGCGAATAGCGGGTAATATCAAACATTCCTTTATCAGCAAGAAACGGATGAAGCTTATGCTCAAGAAGAAGTGTTCCCGTCAGTCTGGCAACGTAGGTGATAGGTTTTGAATCCACAAATACGTTAAACCCAGCCTGCGCAGCTTCGGAAACATCCCGCTTTGTCCGTAAGTTCTCGAGAATCTCCCCGTCTTCCGGCCTATAAGCCCAGATAAACTTCTCATAATTCTTATACTGAATATCCAGAACATTAACCCTGCGCCGTCCAGATACGGTACGGATAAACCGCCTATCTTTAGGGTCAATACGGGTATCAATCTGGGTTTTGATAAGTTCCCGCTCTTCAGGGGTGTCGGCAAAAATAGTGAGAACTTCCTCCTCCCACAGCCAGTTGTTTACAATAACAAAACGATGTCCGCTGTCATCGTATGTTACGGCTGTCGGGTCTTCATAAACATCGCGGGGATCGAGGGCAATCTGTTCAATTTTCGGCCATAATCCGTGAAACCTTACCCGCCAGCGGATATGAGAACGGTCGCCGATCTGGGCATTGGCGTAAAGATCACTCTGAACATAGGGAGCATTGGTTTCACTATCAATACTATGAATGGCAAGAGACAAAAGATCGGCAAGAAGCGGGTCGGAACCCCTGCCTACAGGAAAAGCACGAGCTTGCTGCCTGACCAGACGTTGATACCCCGTAAGCGCATTAAGAAAACGGAAAACCAGATTATACGTAATCAGAGGCCGCTTTTCCTGATTGGCCTTGAGGCGCTGTTCCTCCGTCCAGTGCCCGTAACCGGAATAGTAATGGAGGTTCTCATCGACCATCTGATGATTGGCTTGTGCCGCCGTATAGGCGTCGTTGTAATAGCTCAAAAGTTTATCAATGAGCTTTTTATCCTGATCTGGTATCACGGATAGCCATCCCCGAATAAGTAATCCACAGCTTTAACCAGAAAAGGATCAATGTTAACATTAACCCCAAAACCAATATCCCCCGTTGTAATATAGGAAAACGGCGCTATCATCTTTAAAGGGTAATAACCGATAAGATAAAGATTCATTTTTGACGACAGCGAATACGCCATGCCGGCATAAAAAAGAGGCCTTGATGGTTTTCTTTCGTAGATTTTAACCTTTGCATCCCTGACCTTGATCCTACCGTTACGGTAATAGAGCTCACTTTCCCATCCATTGTTTCCTTCCCTGACAACAATAACAGGCCTCATAACAGTCCATAGCTTGTAGAAATGAAGCCTGTAAGGTGGAACAACAGAATACACACCAGAAACAAAGGTGTTTCCGTCGTCAAGGAATGACTTAAACCTTGCCCATCTCGAGTTAAGGGTGTCATGGATGCAAACATAAACGGTATCGTAGACGTAAATTTTGGTTGTTGTGTTGGTTTGCGAATAACCATGGCTTACAAAAAGGGCAAGAAGAAAAATGTAAAAGACAAAAGCCCTCAAGTTTCCTTTTTCTTGTAATTGGTAACAATCAAGTTTCTTAAATGCCTGTAGGCAATATCAATGTCATACGACCGGATTTTGCGCATGTTCTCAACATCATAAGCCAAAAGAAGCACACGGATCGACGGCATAAAAGCGATATTAATGGGAAGCTTTTTTCTGTATCTATGCTTTGTCAGATAAACAGTTCCGAGTCTCGGTATCCATAGCCACCCTTCTCTTAAGAGAACAGCCAACATGGCATACCAGACAATATCCAGAACAATAAACGCTTCTTTCTTGGTCAGGTCTGTTAGCGTATAGAGAAAATCAGCAATCATATTCTGATGCTGTGAAGCAATATATCTCGACCTCTTACGCAGTTCCCTGACCTCACGATCCTCATAGAGTGTGTCTTTGAGGTAGTTATACGCTTCTTCGGCGTTTTTTCTTGCCAGCCTTCGCCATCGTATTAGCACGTTTACCCCGCTTTCGTGGTTCTGGTTTTAATCCGGTACTTGCTGCACAAATCGCAAAAGCAGCCTGTTTTTTCGTTTGCCCAGGCCGTGGTTTTACTTTTTTCGCAACTTTACGCACACAGCGCATCAAGCGTTTTGGCATTACCACACCTTTCCGGCATAACGCTTAAGACTCGGCGGCAAATGATGCTTCGGAACGGGATGGTTTGCCTTTCCGTTGAAATCCGGTACCAGAGGCTCATAAATCCAGCCCTTCCGTAACCGGATACGCTTATCACCCCGCTCGGCACCGCAATGGGGGCATATAGCGATCATAGAATACGCCACACCTTCGGTAACTGGAGGATCAAACGACTTTGAAACCACACGCTTACACTGTTCGCAAATCCTCGCCGAATACCGGATGCGGCGGTTATCTTTTCTTTCCAACGGTGCTCCTAACTCCCGATCTATTTCTTCTTGTGTGGGTGACACGTACCCTCGTTCTTCCACGCCCAAAAATCCTCCGTTCAACGATGAAATCATCTACACCTTTCGCCCCAATAACAGGTGTCCCACCAGCCTTATACGTAGCCATCAGTTCAGACAAATATCCGACCAATCAAAAAACCCATACCGCTGAACGAATCTCACCCGATCAAGCTCACGGAAAAAGAGCTCAAGAAAGACCATTTCTTTCTCAAGTTCACGGAGATCAGAAAGGACCTCATCATCCTCTGAAAAATCTTTATCATCCCAATCCAAGGCAATATCCTCATATTAATAAACCCGACACACCCTAAAAACTTTTATACAAAAATGTCAAGTCTTTTTTTAATAACCATGCAAAAACTTGCATAGTTATGCAATATATTGCACACCTTTTATAATATTAAACGGAAGAATATGCAGGAGGGTTCAAATAAAAAACCCCGTGATCAATGAAGACCACAGGGTTGGGATAGGGAGGATCACGCACGGAGAAGAAGACGGTATCCTCAAGAAGGGACACACCAATATAAGCAATGGAAAGCAGGAATGCAAGGAAAAGATGAATGTTGATTGAATAAGGTAGGTTTAGACATACCAACCCAAATTAAGCAGGGATCGGTCCTCGGTTAATAAATTTGTGCCCTTGTCGTTTCTATGGACGGCTGATAAAATTACCGTCCTCCTCAAGATAACCGACGGTTGTAATATAGCCGTCGTTATCCTGTTCAACAATAGGTTTAGGCCAGGCATAAGGGCTTGAATCACCGGCTGCTGTAATAGCTTGCTGAATATCCTGATCCGTCTCTAATAAAACTCCGTATCTAACCTTAAGCTCATTGATATATGAGCGTCTGGCAAAGTTTTTTAGTTTTGATACTGGATCAGGTGGGTATAACCTGGCCCATTTTGGAGGTAAATCGGACTCATCCACTGCTGTTCGTTCGTATATGGTGTAATCGAGTTCCTCTACAGGTCTGTAGGAAACACGAGGGTCGTCGTTTGTATCGACGGATCCCCGCTTCCCCACGGCATGGGTATCGGCCTTCTTGTGGGAAGTACCTGTGTCTCTTACTACAGATTCCTGTAAAGGCTCTATGGCTTCTCGAAAGAGTTTATTAAATTCTTCTTTCCGATATGCATCCCATTCCGGGACTCTGTCTTCTACACCTACATAATGCGGTGCATCATTTTTGAAATAGATTTCTCCTGTTCTTGCATATTGAATCAGGATGGTGTAAATAACAGAAGGATCAACATCGAGTATTTTGGCAACATAATAAGGGGATGCGTTATACAGAAGATTTTCCTGGGAATAGGGTTTTAAGCTCTTGAGCTTGTGAATATAAAATTTGATAGCTTTCTTACGGTAGCGGGATACTGGAAGGTTATCGGCATAATGGGTATCATGATCATAGACGAGCTTGAAGACATTGGCTGGATCAGGTTTGTCTTTATCGCCAAAAGCCAGAAACGTGATTCTCATCTTTAAGGCCAGAATACGGCACATCTCAACGACGAGCTCACGTTCCTTAACCGAAAGCCAGCGTTTGGACTTCTGATTTTTCTTTTCGATAACCGGCTTCTTTAAGCGGTTCGGGATTTTATCCGATGGGATCGACATGATTTCCTTGTTCTTATAAGATGGTATCGGATAAAAAGATAACAAATTTTTGACGTGTTGTCAAGGGTTATATCATGGAATCATCCAATCTCTATCGTCTTCGTATGTAGCGTAGAATTCCTCATACCGGTCTCTTTCGGGTTGGGGTACCTTCTTTGGTGCGCGCCATACTCGCATGCAGGCAAGGTTTAAAGCATCCGCCAGGTCCGGGCTTCTTCCGATCTTTTTCTTGATTTCGGTTTTCTTTTCCACGAAGGTTCTTCCCCTGCTATCCGGATAATGAGAAGCAGCCAGAAGCTCTCTGGACAAAAGACCTTTCAAAGTATCCGGAAGCCTGGACCACTCGATTTCTTTCTTTCTGGCGAGTTCGACCGTATTGACCCACAGCTCACTGCGGCGGTTGGCGTATTTGGCCTCTCGTATGGCTCTGTTTGCTCCAGATATTAAAATAAAGCGGTGCTCTCCTTTATGCTGGGCAATGGCGTGGCCAAACATGTCTTTATCCACCTTGATGGGGATTTCATATTCCGATACTTGAGCTCTTTTGGCCCAGTATCTCGCCAGTTGCTTGGCTTTGCCGGCGGTCCATGATGCTTCCCATCCCTGACGGAGCTCGGCATGAACCACGCTTCTTCCCCATATTACCACAATAGCCGTAAAATCCTGCCCTTGATATGCCGGGTCAATACCAATCTCCGGTATGCCGTATCTTTTGACAAAGTTTTCAATTTCGTTTAGTGACCAGGTGCCGTCCGGCACAGGGTACGCTGTTTTTTCGCAGTAATCAATTAAAGCTGGATTCCACAAAGCATCCGATGAACCGGAAGGCCACTGTCCCAATACCGCATAGCTGAAAAAGGGTGAGGGTCTGTACCACTGATGATCATGCTCGCATTTTCCTTCTTTGCATAAAACCGTATACCGGGGCGGCCATTCAAAATCGCCGACTTCCACCTGTGACGCCTGTATTGCCATGCACTCATTTTTGAGCTGGGTTACCACCCATTCATAGCTTACAGCGGACGGAATAGGGGGCTCAAGCCCCTGAAGCCCGGCAATAATGTTGGGGTGCTCAAGAGCCGAAAGCCTGATTTTATGCCAGTCTTCTCTTGTATAAAGATCGTATACATAAGAAGTCGGGTCTGTAGGGTTAAAAATAATCAGCCAGCGGTGATCATCCGGATGAGAAATCATTGTGTCAGCCGCCTGAAAGAACATTCTATCCACGCCAATAGCTTCATCGAATACAATCAACAAATACCTGGGATGCCGGCCTTTAAAGGCTTCCTGATTTCTGGTCGTAAATCCCTCAGCAAACCAGCTATGCGAATATTCAAGCCTCGGAGCCTTGGGAAGAAGATTTCTTCCCTTGCGCTGCGTTCTTATTTCACGCCACAACACGTCAGTTACGTGCTGTTCCGACGGCGCTGTGGATAATGCCATACACGACTCACCCCTATGTTCATCCGGAACATGGGTATCTACCCACCAGGATACTGCACACGCTGCAATATGGCTTTTTCCTACCGAGTTTCCCGACATTACCATAACTTTCTGATGCGTAACAAGCGCTTTTAAAATCTCAATCTGCTTATGCCACAGCGTTTTTATTCCGAGCACTTTCTCTGCATAACTTACTGGATCATCTTTGTACTGCTCATAAGTTCTTCTGTCTTCTATTTTAATTTTGTCGAGCTTCTCTTTGTCCCGTGTTGTCATGTTCTCCTTCAGCACACGGGCAAGCTCTCTCAAATAAGAATCATCCATTAAAATTGTCTCCGATTTTTAATGTTGTCAAAAACTTTTGATTTTTTTCTTGACATTTTCATTCAGCCGTTTTATATTATAGCCGACTTCATTCATCACAGTCAAGTTTCATTTTTACAGGGAGATTTTTGTCATGCACTTTTCCGATAATGTTCCTTCCTATGTTAGAGATATGGCTTTAACTGTTTTTGGTAACTCCAATGACGTCTTTATTCAGTTTGATGATGAATACGGTATTGTTGAAGTGTTTCTCAACAACAAAAAGAAATGCTTCGTCATTTTCCTTGATATACAACCCTTGCGCTACGGAGAATGGTATGGTTAATCTCTATGGGACACTGGTTTGTAATTTTGGTGATTTGTGCATTGATTTTTCTCTGGCGGACGTGGTTGTTTATGGCAAACGGCTTGAGCTTTCAAAAAAAGAGTTTATTCTTTTAATTCAGCTTCTGCGTGCGTTTCCGGAAGCGGTAAACCGGGAGATTCTCGCTGAAGTGACGCTAATCCCCTTACGGAAACAGAACGGCAATGGCGTTTACAAAGGTTATGCCATGCGGACAGTGGATGTGCACGTATCCCGCATCCGCAATAAATTAAAATCAGCAGGCTCCCGCATTGAAATCGCCAATGAATGGGGTACTGGTTACAGGGTTTACATTCCAGAAACTGTTGATAAATATTGCACAGTGGGAAATAGTGAATGATGACTGTTTATACCTGGTATACCGTCCGGAAAAGAAATAAGGTTGTGCTGGTGGGGGAGGGTAATGGTTTTGTTATTCTATCGAACCACGCCAAAAATGGAATGCTTTATGGTTGGAGAGGAAATTCATTTAAGCCAATGGTAGCGAGATACGACGGTGAATATGATGCTTACATCATTGATAATCTCATCGGTGAGTTCATTGACGAATTAACCAGAGAAGCTAATGAAAAGCGAAAAAGGAGAAAATCCATTGAAGCCTGGAGAAAGCTACGATCAGCAGGATGTTGAATCGCTGGCGCTTATGCAGCTAGTAGGCATGAGCTTGATGGACATGACAACAAATGATAGCATCTTCCGGGATGAATTTGCTGATGAAAGGCAAATTCTACGGCTTGTGGCGGTCTTGATCTTGTATATCAAGAGGCGCATTGCAGCGTGCCTTGACGTGCCGGATCATGAAATTGACAGCATGATGACAACAACTCTTGAACATTACGGACTTTCCGAACGTTTCCCGGAAGAAGACAGCGGAGAATAAAAGATGGATTTATCTGTAATCGAACCTGTCTATCCTCTAATCGGTCTTGTCGTTGGTGTAAAGCTCTATGAAAGAGATGATGAATGGAAAATTATTGGATATTTAATCCTGGTTATATCAGGCGGCTGGCTTTTGAGTTTTGAAAACTAACCTTTATTTACTGCCATGTGGATTTTTATTCTGGTATTTATTGGTATAGTTGCTCTTATCGCGTCCATTTCTTTGTATGAACCCGAATTCCATTCTGGATGGAAGTTGATTTTGAGCGTTATTATAGTTTTCGCCTATCTTGTTCTGGCCTCTTTAATAGGCGCTATTCTGGGTTTGAGTGCCTTTTATATTAAAACACTTATCTCTTATTGGATTTTTTGATGATCTTGCCAAACATAAAAAACGTCCTTATTTATTGCCCGGCTTGTGGCAATGAGTCAAACGCAGAACTGGTAAACGGCATCATTCTTCCCAGCCCTCATATTCCGGTTTTAAAGTGTCTATACTGTGGAACAATGTGGCGGCTGGGTTTTTATGAAGTTCACTGTAGTGATAAACCAAACAAAAAAGGAGATTAATCATGGATATCTACAAACTAAACCCCGTTGATCCAGAAGATGAAGAACAGCAGGATCAGAATAATAACGATGAAGATGAAGAACATAATCCTTATGATAATGACCCGCTAGAAGACTGGATTCAGGATGATGGCGGTGGTTGGTAATACAGATAAATGGGGAGAAGAATAATGAAGCTGTTTTTATTCATTGTCTTTATTCTGGTATGTTTCACTCTCGGAGATCTTTTTGCTAGCAAAGGGGTTGAGCTCTCATCTGGAGCTGCGTTTTTCGTTATTTTGATGCTGGCTTTTTTGTTCACATTTATGTCTGATAGGTTAAAGTAGTTATGCTGTTGCTCACTCTAATTCTTCTTGTTTTTGTTCCGATGATTTTAAGCGTAGTCTTTGACAGTGACTCGGATGACGAAGACACTTTTTAGAGGAGACAAGTATTGTGGATGCTCAAGCAATTCTTTATGTTGTAGCAGGTTTTGCGCTTGTTCTTTTGGTCAATTATTTATGGCGTAACATCAAGTAGGGATTCTGTCATGAAATATCTTTTGTATTTTGTTATGGCACTTATGCTTCTGGCGTTTTGTTTTATTCTGGCATCGATGTGTTCGTATACGGGTTCGTGAGACGGTACCGTTGTTTGGACTGATCAGCAAGTCTAGCATCGAGATAAGTGTCATGGAATCATCTCAACCCGATGCTCCTGTTGAAATTCGCATCGGTAGGAAGATTTTTGTCTTAACTGTCGAGCAAGCAAGAGAAGTTGCTAATGGTATACTATCGGTTATAGACAGACTTAACAAGAAACAAGATTCGGAGATAAGATGAAAAATGCTTTAGCTATTTTTATTCGAGTGTTGATTACTATTCTCTTTATTGTTGCAACGGTGGATTATTCTTCATACGGCAAAGAACCTAATAATTATTTTATCCTCTCTTTTATTGGTCTCTGTTTTGTTTATATTATAGGAAAGTTAGAAGGGTTTCTCAACGATTAATTGGAAGAAAGCGATGAGCAATAACAATCCTAATATCAAAGAGATTGTCGAGAGTTTTCTTAAAGAAAACGGCTACGACGGTCTGTACAACGCCGAAGATGAATGCGGATGTGAAGTCGGAGATCTCTTCCCTTGTGGGAATCCTCACGAGATAGATTGCAGAGCTGGATATAAACAGCCTTGCTATCGATGCGATCAAAACTGTGATTTTCATGTAGGACCTAAAAAAGAATGTTTAATGGTCATGATCGAGGACGGAGGTTTAAATTTATGGTGGGAATGCTCTTACTGTGGCAAAAAATTCAAAGATGATAGTAAGTTTGAAGAAAATGAAAGATGCCCTAATTGTAGTAGCGATATAGTAGACTGGGAATACATCGAGGATTATCTTGAGTAGAATGAATGAATAGTTGTAATACTAAAAAACCTTGTGATAGTTCATACAACGATAGAGTAGTAGATAGGGAATTTGATAAATGTGCGGAAATACTTAACGAGGTATCTGATCTCGTTTCCTCAAAGAGGATTCTTGGAAGATCGTTCCGAGCTGCGTCTACTTTGTTCAGAAATGCCGATTATAAACAAAAATGTTTAAAGCATGTTTTGTATCTAACTCTTGGAAGAAAAATTTATTTAGAAATAATGCGAGAGTGGAAAAGGGAAAAAACTACTCTATGAATTAAAAAAGGAGATTTGTCTATGAGTCATAAAAAATGTCGTAAAGGAGCACAGTTATTAGACAGTTTAATAGATGTCATTTCTGAATCAGTTGATGAAAACGAAAAAACATTGCAGGAAGCATTAGCGGAGGAAGGTTTAAAGTATCATGAAGTAGTTGAGGGAGGTCTAAAATTCATAAAATCTATCAGACAACAACTAACAAATGACAACAGATAGACACTTGCATGGAACATTTAATTAAAAAATTGTGCAAGTTTTGTGCGAGAACGAGGTCCCACCGACGGATAGCAATATCCTAAACATCCTCAGACGGTATAATGCAGACATCAGTATCGATCAGGATGAGATTTACTCGATTGTTAAGCAGTTGTATCCTCATCCAATATTTGCTCTTGTAAAAGATGTATAAAGCGGATAAAGTTAATCATCTAACTAAAGAAAGGTATTACTCGGCGCTCCTGTAGCGAAATTGGCAGACGCTGCAACTCTCTGGAAGTACCTGCCTTGCCGCAGAGAGGGTATACAGTGCAGATGTTGGCGGTCATCCGAGGTTGTTTACCTATCAGCTCTGGACTGTGCGGGGGAACAGAGAGCCAAGATTATTAAGAATATGGGAAGGGCAACTCCCAGTGACGTTGAATGATTAATATAAAAAACCGCACTTCGTCGCGAAAGCCTGGTTGCGGGTTCGAGTCCCGCCAGGAGCGCCGATTATTTATTCTTTTTAGAAAGGCTGTTGAGGCTGTAAACTCGTGGGTTAAGAACTACTTAGAATAGTAAAAGGCGGGTTGATATGGAAAGGTTCTTATCATCTGTTAAAGAAGTGCGGATTCTGGCTTTATTTCTCGGGGCAATGTTTTTGTATGCTGCAATACTGGCTGGTGGGTATGGTTTTGGTTTAATTGAGTTAAGTCAGAAGCAGTTTTATTACAGACAGTTCGCTCTCGTCATTTTCGTGTCGGCTAGTCTTGTTGCGATGATCCTGTTGATCAATGCTTTCGAGCCTGTCCTGGTCAGGTGGCGATCAATGAGTCGTGAAGTGACGGTCTTGTTTAAATGTGCTGAATGCGGACATGAAGCAATTGATACGGTTAGGGCTCAATTCGACCTGACAGTGTATGGAGAATGGTCTGAAGCATTCTACTGTACTAATTGCAGATTACAACATTATCTGAAATTTTATATTGATAAGAGGAGATAATCCCAATTGAGACATCTTCCTGAACGTGTTCTTATTTAGTGTTTGGGGAGAATTAATAAGTAAATTATGTGTAGGGCCGGACCACAAAATGAGGTGTGAATATGAAAATCAAGTACACTCTATCGGATTATGGCGAAGATGATTTTTATGAGTTTGAATACCACGGTAGGCTCGATAAAGATCATCCAGAGCTTTTAGCCGAAAAAGCAGCCGAAGATTACTTCCACAACAAAGGCGGTTGGGAATGTAGTTGGCCTATAAAGTTAACTATTACGGATGTTGGAGGACACAGTAATTGGCAGCTAACTACATTTGAGGTTGATGTTGAAAACATACCAATGTTTCGAGCCTATAAAGTCAAATAAGATATAAAGATGCGGGAAGAGGCCATGAACAATTTGCAATCAAAGAATGACACTGTTTCATGTGATATTTGCAACAGTGACAGTTGTGATTATATAGAGGCTATCGTTTACATACCTGATGATATTGGTTTTATAGATAAAGACGTTCGCCTGGTAATAGGTCATTGCTATGCTTGCGGTTATAATTTTATAGATAGCTTTGACTTTATAGAGAAACGACGTCTTTTGACGACAGTAACAAAAATAGTGCATAGCAAGGGTTTAAACGATAATAATGCCAACGACAGGTAGTAACCCGTAGAGAGATCTTCTATCAAAATTTATTAAACAAGACGGTAAAGTAGTAACAGTAGAAATCTTTTAGAGGGAGTAAAAAGTGAGCCATTTCCAATGCGGAAAATGCGGTTCCAATATTTATGATTCTCCTATAGGTTATGTTACTGGGTGCGAGCATTATCCTATAGAAGACATCTGGAAAATCTGCAAAGCATGCTTTTATAATCATGACGGGCACTGTGCAAAAGGATATGATACTGCACGATCGAACCCGAAATCACCTATTCACACTGTTGGTTGTGATGATTTCAAATTTGTAAACGAATAGATGGTCTATTATGAGTGACCGTAAAATTAAAGGAATAATTTTATACAAGGTATAGCTATGGCTGGTAATACACAAGATTTCCTACAAAACCGTGATCCAGGTGATGAATGCGACCATAATGAGAATTCTTACAAGTGCTTCTGCGGAAGCGATATGGTTATAAAAGACGCCGGCAATATTCATCTGGTATGTAAAAATAAGAACTGTTATTTCAGCAGCGTTCATGTCCCGGAAACAACGGTAGAATACCCAAACGCAGGTATGGAAAAGGCATACAAAGATTTTAAAGAGAGAATGCAAGATTACTTGGAGTGTCCTGATTGCTTTGGAAAAGATGTTGAGCTCGTAACGGCTATAGGCAAATTCGGTAAATCAAAAATTTTTGCTCTTTTTGCTGTATCAAAATGCTGCAATATGACTGTAATGGTTGATTATATCGTGGATTAACCTTTTAGAGATTGAAAATTAGATTATGATCGATTACATTTTTAACATGACGATGGGTGATCTCCTTATTACCGCCTCATCAATCATATTAAGTCTCGGTTTAGCTACGTGTGTCATAATTCTCTACTTTGAAATTAGAGACAAGTTGAATAAGCCATAGAATTGTTTTGGAGACGGGTTATGAAAGACGGGTTTCTTCCTATTATAGGTAAATGGAAGTATCGCAAATCTCCTTATTTCAGTATATTAGTTGGTATTAGCCAAACAAAAGCTGTATATCTTGATGACATTCCCGTTGAATGGGATGAGTATATCCACACAGATGTTGTTGTTTCGCTTCAGAAACCCGGCCATTTTTTCGCCGTCATTGAGAAATCTTATGAGTCACGCTTTGCTGTTCGTTATAAACTAGCTGAGTTAGAAGTTGATGCTTGTTTGGAATTAAATAAAAGCTGTTTAAAGACAACATTCGGATTTGTACCTGATGCTTTTTTCATCGTCAGAAATGGAAAGTGAAACAGCTTTTGATAAAGTAACATGATCGCTGATTACAAAGATTCGGGGCATGGAATTTTGAATGTTTCGGTAAAATATCCATCTCTCAGGTATATAAATGAGTTCATCAGATTAAAATGTGCTACAGACTTATTGGAACTGGAAGTATTCCCCAACGCCAAAGAAATTACAGAATCTTTCGCATCATGGAATGCTGTCAGGAAGCACCTATGGAAACGGGGTTTTAGTCCAGATCGAAATTTGAATTGCTATGTGATCGGAGATGGAACAACGCCACGAACCGCTGCATTGGTAGCCTTTGTAAGCAATTTCCATGTTTTTTCCATAGACCCAAATTTAAGATGGAAGGAAAAATACCGTAATATAAAGAGGCTTACAATTTGTCAATGCAAAATAGAGGATTACGGCAAGCTTCCTGATAATTCACTAATTTTGCTGGTTCACAGTCACGCAGATCCAAACAACGTATTGAATGCTCTGAATAAAGAGTGCAGCTACGGCATCGTTGTTATACCTTGTTGTGTTCCGTATAACTCATTCGATAAAGAAGATAGATTAACCAAAATTGCCGATTACGAAGATTGGGGGATTCATTCTCCAGAGAGAAAAGTTAAAGTTTATGTTCATTACGGTTCTAAACGAAGTATAGCGTCATGAGACAGCAGAAAAGAATTACTAAGAAACGTATAATTGAATTTCTTGAAATGATTGGAAAAAAAGAGAAGCGTAAGTTTAAAAGGGAAACCTACGTCGTTTGGGCCAGCAAGGTTGACGGTAGCTATATTTGCTCCGATGACTTCTCAGTAAAAGATTTTTACTGGGTTCCAAGGATGTTATTAAAACTCGGAATAACGGAGCAAATCCAGAACTCAAAAAACGACCCGAACAGAGCTGCAAATATTGGTTTTAATCCTCAAGAACAAAAATGGTATGGATGGTCGTATCGGTCAATGTCATACGGTTTTGGTGTGGGTTCTAAAGTACGCAGAGGAGACATTGCTTATAAACCCACTGATCCAGATGACTTTGCAAGAGACGTAGTCGAGTTCTGGAAGGAACCTTTTAAAGACAATGTCAGAGCGGTTATTGAAAAGGACGGTGTTAAGATAGAATGGGAGTATAACAAAAGACACAAAAACAAGGAACTAATTGGAAAGACAGGTTCAGTTTTCCACCATTTTCCTGAACATTGGGGGCGTGGCGAATGGGAAGCCAAAACGCTTGAAGACGCAAAACAGATGGCAATTGATTTTGCAGAGAATGTGAGCTGACGCAGATATGAGTTGTACAAAACGATTGCCAAATGTACAGGAGCGATAAAACCTGAACTAACAGGAGTTGAACATGGACAGTATGAGAGTCTATCAAGTTCACGTGAAGACGACAAACGCTATGAAAGACACTACTACAAATAACTGGAAAGATAAGAATAGAGAATATTTTGATTGTGAAAATGGTGTGCTTTACGTCGTAACAAACGATCCAAAAAAGATTTACGATAAATTTTCAAAAGAAACAGTAATCAGCATTACAGATATTGGTGTCGGATATGCCTTATAGTCTTTTGGTTATAGTTGGGCTCATTCTTATATCGCTATATCTTCAATTTCGGGACGGTAGCAGATTCCGTCTACTTTTTAAATATATATTGGCTTGGCTGGGCATACTCATTCTGGTTCATGAGTTACCTGTCTTTTTTGGTGATCTTTACGTAGATGGGGAGTTATTCATAAACGGCGAATACATTAGCAAAGAGTTTATAAGCTCTCCAGAAGTCAAAAAAATGCTCAATATGCTGCGATTTGAAGAATCTTTAGCATTTTCACTACCGTTCTGGGCTTTATTTTTAATGTTCGATTGCCTTATTTGGTATTCTAGAGAAGAGAAAAATTTCGTAATGAGACCGTAAGCAAGCATCAATACACCCCTGGCAGCGTCAGGATAAACCTGAGCCATACGTACGGCCGTATCGGCTCCCGAGGCGCATAAAATGAAGCCGCTTGCGCTGATAGGGAACGCTGCCGGGGATAATTTATTGCGATTATATTATGAAAAGACCAATCGAAGATGAGTTTGGTATAAATACGATCCTCATTAAGAGAGATGGCGATGGCTTTCTGGTAAGTTCTCCGGACGTGCCAAATATCTACGCCTACGCTCCGAATGTTAGAAAGGCAGTAACGGACTATTTGCATGAGCTGAATGAACTATGGCTTGACCCGTTTTCAACCGATGATAATAAGCTGTCAGAAGAGTGGCTTGAATTAAAGAACAAATTGAGAGAAAACATAGGGAGACGAAAACAATGAATAATTTGGCTCCGTGGTATGTTATACTTTGGCGGTTACTCTTTCTACCTATATTATATCTTGGCCTTATCATTACTTTTATTGGGTTACTTCTTATTTTTGGAAAAAGAGAAGCAAAAGAATTTTGGATGGATAACTGCCCACGTCCCAAATGAAAGTTCTAGATAACCTTTTGCTTATTTTGCTTGTTATCGTTCTCTTTGTTTCATCGTATCTTTATGAAAGTAGACTGGTATCAAGAGCAAGAGGCGAGAAACCGAAAAACGATGTTGCATTTGTAGTCTCTACCGTTTCGGCACTAGTATTAGCAGTCTATTTCTTTATCAGGATAGTGTTATGACCAGCTAAATTTTATGACGGAGAGAAAATGAAGCCTATTACTATAACTTTGCAGCCTCCAGTTACAGAATACTGCACGAAATGTGATTATGAAGCGTCAAAATCGTTTGCAAGTAGACCCAGTGTTTGCCCTAAATGCGGCGAAAAATATGCTATCAGCAAAGGGCCAAAATATCCAGAAGAAGGCCTTATATATGTATACAAAGATAAAGGAAAGTTCGATTTGCTATCTCCAAACGATGAACTATATAACTATGTGTTCTTACATGTTCCAGGGGGGAAAAGAGAGTATTCTTTTATAGTGCATTTTGATATCGAAATTGACGACCCTTATAATCCGTTAGAAGTTGCGCATACTTTGAGAAATATGGTCAATAGGGAATATTTATTTTACAGTAGAAAACGTGAACTAGATGAGCTAATAACTATACTCGAATGCGAAGAAGTAATGGAAAAGCAAAAGGAGCTTGTAATAAAGAGACGCTTCCTGAATTTGTTATATCACCTATACGAGATGCTGCATTATCATCCAGGCTTGAAAGACGAAGTTAACGCTATTACAGTAGAACAAGTGTAAGGCATAGGATAGCAGAAGACAAAGAGGTAAATGCACAGAGAAAGCGATTATCACTCCTTTTCGGGGAGTTATACAGGCGGAAAATCGTTGGAGAGCTCTTGTTTCGAGGAAAAAACAATGAAATTAAATCGATCAGTTTAAATCTAGATGTAGAAAAGTAGAATAAAATAGAAAAGCAAGATAATATAAATAATGAAAACAATGCATCTCTTCTCTGGTGCTGGCGGCGGTCTTTTGACTGATTTAATTCTCGGACACGATCCAGTTGTGGCGGTAGAAATTGATAAATTTTGCTGTGATGTTCTAAAAAAAAGGAAAGAAGATGGCTGGTTTCCAAATCTGCATGTGTGGGAAGGAAACATCCAAATGTTCGACCCATCCCAATGGCAAGGAAAAGTGGATTGTATTCATGCAGGGTGGCCTTGCCAGGATATTAGTGTTGCTGGGTCAGGAAAAGGTATTCAAGGAGAAAGAAGTGGATTGTGGAAAGAAGTTGTCCGCATTGCTGGCATTATTCGACCACAATACTTGTTCTTGGAAAACAGCCCAGCAATCACTTATAGAGGACTCAATGTTGTTATTACGGACCTTGCCAGGTTGGGGTATGATGCAGTCTGGGCGGTTATACCAGCTTCCGCAGTTGGTGCGCCACACAGACGTGACAGATGGTGGTGTCTTGCAAAAGCGGCCGACTCCAAATGCGAGGGATTACAAGGGACAACCAAGAAAGGGAACACGCAGCCGTGGTGGGCGCCGTTCATCCTTACTGGCAGCAGTGAGATATTGGCCAACGCCGACAGCGTCGATGCATCACGGTTGGCATCCGAACATGAAAAGAGCTTCGACAGACGACCGATTGGATTATACAATAGAGCGGGAGGCATATCAGAATTCAACTGGTGGAAGATTGAATCCAACGTGGGTAGAGTGGCTCATGGGGTGGCCAATAGAGTGGACAGAATTAAAGCGTTAGGTAATGGGTGGGTACCTTTACAAGCTGCTTTGGCGTTTGTATTGCTTTACAAATTGATTAATTCTGCCCACGAAGAATAAAATACCTCTCTGAGTTTGGGATCAGATAAAATAAAAAAACTGGAAAAGCAAGATGAGATGAAACTTTGCTATGTAACGGAGTGTCTAGCTTATTTTACTAGTCTTCCTCTGGAAAATCAGTGGGGAGACGATTGGGATGACGTGCCGTATGAGTATAACGCCGGTCCTCCTTATCACGACGAAGGCTCCAATACAATTAAAATTATGGCGTACATGGGTGATTTTCTCTTGCCTTGTTCCGGTTATATTAACAGCCCCTACAGCGTGGAAGATATTAATAAAGGTAAAGTTCCGTGGTTGAGAACTTTTCTGGATAATTTTGATTTTCTTCTTGCCGGAGCAACTGTTGATGAATTTATTGATTTTGTAAAACGGAATGGCGGCCGTATCTTTAAAGAAATATGAATAACAGGATCAGCTATTAAAATCAAGCAGAACAACAAAACAACGGAGGAATACAATGATTACCAGGCTATATCCTATTCCGACGGGATTTTTGTTTGTCGGCGAATATTCAAAGGGCGAATTAGAGACTCTATCTATCGGTGATTACGGAAAACAGAAGAACATAAAAGCTGATTTTCTTGGTTACAGAAAAGAAATTAACGGGGTTGAGAACGGTTGGTGTATGCCTCTTTCTGAAAAATGGGTTATCACGGTAAGTACACAGTACGGATGCCCGATGAAGTGTAATTTTTGCGATGTGCCTAATGTCAATTTTAAAGGAAATGCCACTTTCGACGATTTACGCCGGCAGTTTTATAATGCTATTAGTTTATTTCCGAGTGTAAAGTATACAGATCGTTTGAATCTTCACTATGCAAGAATGGGAGAACCTATATTTAACCGTAATGTCTTTGATTTTAGTATCTGGCTCCGTAAAAACAAAAGACAGATACAAAATGAAACTGGTCTGCGAATTGAAGTGCTTCATCCTGTTCTTACAACTTCTCTACCGAGAAAGTTTAAAGAGCTGGAAGATCGTATTATAGAATGGTGCGAGATAAAAAACAACTTGTATTGCGGTCAGGCGGGGCTTCAGTTTTCTATAAATTCAACAGATGAAAAACAGCGTACTGTAATGTTTGGGGATCAGCAGTTGCATCTTGAGGATCTGTCAGAAATCGCAGAGAAAATGCCTGAACCTCTGGGAAGGAAATACTGCTTGAACTTCGCCTATTCAACAGATTTCAAAATTGATGCCAGGAGGCTATCCAGTCTTTTCGACCATAATAAGTTCATGGTAAAGATTACGCCTATTCACAACAACAATGCTTGCAGAGCCAATAACATAAAAACAGAAAAAGGTTATGAGAGTTATCAACCCTACCGGCGTGTGGAAGAAGATCTCAAAGAAGAGGGTTTTGATGTTATTGTTTTTGTCCCTTCGATAGACGAAGAAAAAGGGCTGGTAACATGCGGTAATGCTGTACTCGGAGGAAGTACTTTACAAATAGATACATCAATCATCAAAATAAGAGGAATCGACAATGACTCTCTTGGTGTATCCAGGCAGATTCCAACCACCGCATAAAGGCCATTTTAAAGCTATTAAAACCTGCCTGGAGAAGTTTCCTGACGCAAAGATAATTGTATCCATAGACGTAAGAAAAAAAGACGAAAACAATCCATTTACTCTTGAGTTTAGAAGGGCTATATTTGAAAAATATTTATCCGATTTCATTGATTGCGGCCGTGTCGTAATTAGCTGTCATCGCTGTAATGAACTATCAGTAAACGGATGCTTAACAGCAATTAAAGACTGTTATCCTATTGCCGATGGTATAATCGCAGGAAAAGATAGGGCTCCTTTATTCAGAAACTTCGGCTTTAACGTTATAGAAATACCAGAAAGATACTATAATTTGTCATCATCCAAAATCAGAGAAAAGATAAAAAACAAGAACAAGATAACTACTGATTTATACCAATCCTTTTGCTGCTAAATCAGACAGAAAGGATCAAAAAGGAGTCTGACTATGTTTTTCGTAAAAGCCTTGAAGAGTTTATCCGGCGTATATGAACGTGGTAACACTTTGTTGGTACTGCATGTTGATTCATCTTCATCAGACGAATGTGTACTTTTTTTTGTCGCTACAAAAGACAACAGCTCCACATGGGTCGCCAGCGACGAATGTAAATTTGCAGGTGTGCTCGGAATGATCTTCCGAGAATCCTCTTCGAGGAAGCCAGGAAGATACTTTATGGAAGCAGAAAATATCTAACACATCAGCAAGTAGACTTGAGCTTTTACTCATGAAACCTTTATTAAAATATAAAATCCAGTGAGATGAAATGTAGAGAAGAAAGAACAGTAATGACTCCGAAAACCGTGTGGTGTGTTGTCTACGGCAATTATTCTCCACGTGAAGTGGACAGCATTTGGGCTACCAAAGATGATGCACTTGCAAGAGCTGATGAACTCCGTAAAGAAACTGGGGACGACAATTGGGATATAGAGATGTGGAGAATTCAAGATTATGGAATGACCTACAAGAATGAGAAAGTTCTGGCAAAAGATTATTCGCATGTTCCAAAGCCAAAACCCAGGTTATGGAAATGTACACGGTGCGGGGGACGGATACATCAGAGTGATAGTTCTATGTGGGAAATTTCCCTTGATTTGAGGCTTTCTTATAGTTACCATCCAGAAGATATTATCCATTCAATTCCAAGAGACGGCTTCCGGAGAGATTACAATATATTTAAACGATATGGCAGAGTCACTTATAAGGAGATAAAATTCTCTTACGACCTGTCTAAAGAATGGAAAGAAGAAGACTATCTAATTTGCCGGCACTGCCAGGGAGAGCTTGTAAAAGTTTTAGGAGAATTCTTCACAAGAATCAGCGACGAAGAGTATGAAAAATTAAAAATGATTAATCAATAATGGCATCAAGAACAAGATGAAGCTCGATTATACGAAATGGAAGAGAGACATAAGCCTGGATTCCGTAGCCCGTGCTCTATATAAAGCTCATAATGAAGTAAGAAAACTCCAATTAAGAAAGCATAAATACCCTGAACCTTTCCACGACGTTGGTTGCGGCTTTATTTACCCGTTAGCTGATTTGAACAGTCTGTTCCAGAAAGATCAAAAGAGATTTTTTGAAATCACTGACAATCCTAAAGGTGTATGGTTAAGAAGTAACAAACTGTTTTGCACTCATAATTCGTGCGTTATCTATTTCGGCTGCAAAGATGAGAAAATTAATGATCTTACATATATAAGCAAGGAACCGATAAGTTTTGCTATAAAACTTATAAAAAAGCTAAAAGAAGAAAGGTTAAGAGAATTAAGCGGAGATAAGGAACTTCTATCAAAATATAGAATCCAGCGTGATGGGGTGTAGAAAGGAAAGAACATCTCGATAACGGAAAATAATAGAAGGAGCTTTATCATGAGTTTAAATGAACGCAGAGCAAAGTTCGTTTACGAGGGTGCAAGGTTGCATGCAATCCAGTTAGAATGTCCAGTTATCCCAAAGTCGTGGGAGGAACGTGAAGAAGATTTCAAAGAACAATTTAGAGAATTAATATTTGATTTATGCTCTGGTAAAAAGGAATTCCAGGATTTCGAAGAAGCGCACAACTCGTGGATGAGAAAGTATTTTGAAATGGGCTGGATTCATGGTGAAAAGTATGATCCGGAAAATAGAATACACCCGGATTTAGTGCCATACAATGAGCTTGATCCAAAGGAAAAAGTCAAAGATGAGGTCTTTGTTAGATTAGTTGAGATCGCGAGAGACTGCATTTGGTAGTCATTACAACAATAGCACCTCAATGACGGAAAATGACAAATGAAAGACAAGACAAATTCCTTATTTTGGGTCAAGTGTTCATTTGCTGTAAATTGTAAAGTATTAATAAGCCTAAAATAGCCGTTTAGATCACTCGAAATAAGCCAAAGAAATTTTTGTTCTGATGGAAAAGGGAGATTATAGCATGAGCTATGATGTAAAAATTATAATAAGAATTGAACCAGAGAAAATTGGACGATCTTCAAGGGCAGTATGCATGGTAAGAAAGTTGAAAGTTGATTTTCCATTGCTAGCTCCTATACAATTGGTTATGACGGATAATAACGGATCTGAAGTTGAGCAAATAAATGTCTACAAACTGAGCTACGATGTCGACGATAAATCATTCTGCGTTTCGTTTATGTATAGAATAGACGATGATTCTGTAACATTGGAAGAAGAAATAAAACACTGGGAAAAATTTGGCTTCAAAGAGGTATAAGATTCTGGCACAGATACTCTCTATTTAAAGTGCTGATAGAAGATAGATATTATCAAATGAGATGATAGCTGGTCCTTGTATGAGAATATTTATAATAAAATTGTTGCAAAATTTTGACAGTTTATATGGTAAAAAAAAGAGAGAAAACGACCGACAGCAAAAGGAGAAAAGTATGATCAGAATTTCAGAACTTACCAAGAATCACATTGGCAAATGGGTAATCTACAACGACGGATTTAAAGAACCAGAAAGAGGAAGGATCAAAAGCTGGAATGATGAATATATCTTCGTCGTCTATGATCGCCCTGGAAGAGATATGAATAAGTTCACAGATTATACTGGAGTAGCAACAAAACCAGAAGACTTGAACTTTTATCCGTAAAAGAGAAAACGTCAATTAATCATTTTTGGATGGAGAAAAAGATGACGAAGAAGAATAACGACTGCTATCTTGATAGCAAGTTTAAGCAATGTTGTTGTAATTGCAAATACTGGTGGCCTGTGCATTTCCACTGCAAATCCAATGAAGGCAAATCTTTGCGAAATCAGTTGCAATGTGCCTGTTCTATTCAAAAAGGATGGATCTGTGCACACCCAGAATTCAATATTGCCTATTATTTCGATATATCTGAACAACATTCAATCGGATGCGAACTATATGTGCCGAAAGCCGAGAAGATTCTTTGCGAGCAGCTTGACCACCCGTCATTCGTTGCACAGGGTGAGACTTTACCACCCGAAGATAGCCCGTAATATACAAGCAAACGGCACGGGAAAGAGATCACCGAAAAGCATCCGCTCCACCTATAGGCGATGAAATTCAGGATAAAAGTGTTACGAAAGTTTAGCAATTTATGTAGTGGAAATTGAATAGAAAAAACGGCTCTCTGTCTCACAGTATTCCTATATATCCACTTCTTCCAAAAGGAAAGGAGGCCAACAATGAAGTGGATTTTCTTATATTGGAGCTGACTTAACGGAAAATTTATGGAGGACATATCGAGGTGCAGTACAGCGTCAAACAGCAAATTCAGGTTGTAGAGTGGGAAATCAAGCGAAGACAAAAAGTCTACCAGCGTCTGGTAGCATCCGGAAAAATGCGCCAGGTTGAAGCGGATTATCAGATCGGCGTTATGAAGGCCGTTCTCGTTACGCTGAATAGCATGAAAGAGCATATGGACCTGGTAAAAACAGACAACCAGAACGAATAAACGGCAAAATCGAGCATTATTAGTACGAGAACTAAACACTTCCAACTCTGCAAATAATCGAATGGATAGCAACTATTGTAATCTACTGCATACATATTATAAATACATTTTGATATAATATTACGGAGTTTCAATTTTGTGTCGCTGTTGAAGCTGAACCTAAAAATTGGCTTTCTGTGTCACAGTATCCCTATATATCTACCTCCCCCAAGCCTACCCCGGTGCCCCCGCCTATAGGGGGGGGTAAAAATTC